AACCTTTGAACTTGTCGTTAAAAACATTATTTGTTTTTTGTGTAAAAATATCAGTATTTTTCTTTGCTGCTTTTTGAGTTACTTCCGACTCCTTGTTATATCTATTAAAGAAATCAACTGCTTTTTGTTGCTCACCCGTAAGTTTGCTTCCAGCTTTGATCTCGTCATAGTATTTGGACTTTTGCCCGTCCAGGTGGCTTTTAGCGTTTGCAACTTGCTCTTTTAACGCTAATTTTTTTCTTCGCACTTCTCTTTCATCATCTTCGTCTTCGTCATAAGCGAATTGATCGTCCATCATGAAGTTTATTTCTTCGTTGTTTAAATGGGGTTTTGTTTGTTTGTAGTATTCGTATAACAAATCCTCATTCTCTAACTTACTGTAATCTTTGTTCAACTGAACATAGTCGTTTAAATCTCCACCAGTTTCCTCCATAAAGTCCATTAACTTTTGGATATTCTCTGGTAGTGGTTTTCCTGTGGCTTCAGCTTCCGCAACAGCTTCTTCAATTTTTTCTTCAACCTCTGTAACTTCTTCTGTGGATTCTTCAGTAACCTCTTCTAATACTGGAGCTTCTTGTGTTTCTGCTTCCGGCTGTACTTTTTCTTGTTCTTGTGGGGCATCGGCATTTTCATCGACTCCAACCACTCCCTCGTTGACAGGGTTATCTTCTTTAACTTCATTTTCTTTTGGTTTTGTTGGTTTTGTTAAATCAACTTTAGTAAGCGTTTCTTCAGCCACTATAGGTTTCATTTTCATTTTTTCTTTAACCTTAGTAACGTTACCTTTAGTCTCATTACCATCTGGTTGTTTTTCTTTTTTTGCTTTTACTTTAATTTTGCCAGTCTCGTCATTTGCGATTGGCTGTTCTTTCTCTGCCATAATATAATATAATAATAGTTAATAAATTTATCTAGGGTCAAACGAACCTAAATCAAATCCTCCACCTAGTATATCATTACCTGCGGATTCAAAGTTTTTAGGTGGTTTACCACTATTTCTTTGATCAATCATTTCTGATTGTTGTGTAGCTTGTATTTTTGTTCTTTCATCTTTACGATCTTCTTTTTCTTTTTCACCTTGCTTTTTAACAGAAGACTCCATACTTTTTAGCTGCATGTTGTATTGAAACTCTAGACCCATAAGTTCTTTTTTCATTTGAACTTCCTGCATCATACGTTGAGATTCTATTTGACCTTTAATTTGTTCAAGTTGAGCTTGGCTTTCGGTTACAGCTTGGTTTTTTTGAACCTCAGCTTGAGCAGCCATTTGTGCTGATTGCTGGTTAAGTTGAGATTGTTGCTGCATATTTTGTTGTTGCAACGCTTGATCTCTGTCTAACTTCTTTTTTCTACGTATCTTAAGTAGTTGGTTAGCTAGTTTTACATTTTTAATTTCTCTAATATCTATAGCGTCAGCAAGTTCAATTATTTGTTGTTGTAATGCCATTTGAATATTATTCTCTAGCATCATTTTTTCTTCTTCATCTGGCTGTAAATCTATAAATATACCAAAGTCATACAAGTGTAACTCAGACAACTCTTCAAGTACAGCTGCGTTGTGTACTCCTATAGCTTGTATAAATGCGTCTTTTGTTGGAGAGTACTCTATAATATCAGATATTCTAAGTGATAAAGATTCACAAACTTCTGATGTTAAAAATAAGCCTGACTGAAGTATATGTCTAGTTGCTGTATTACTATTTGCAGCCGCTAACTTTTGAACACCTACTAAAGCATTTTTATCAGGCATACTACCATCTCTAGCTTCGTTAAGACCGGTTACATCTCTTATCATTTGTAAGTAATAATTGTAATTACCAATAAGAGCTTGCATTTTGTTACCACCACTACCTGATGTTATTTCTTGAATAGGCACTTTGCCTGGATTCATATCACCTTCAGAAGTAAATGATCTACCAATAACAGAACCAGTTTGGAAGAACATGTTTAAAGCTTCTTGTGGATTGTAATTAGTTCCATTGCCTAGATCAACTTCAGCTAAACCATCAGCATCTAAATAAACACCATCTGGCACCATGCGTGATAACACTTGCTGTAGCTTTAAATGCGTAAGCTGTATCATATCAGCAAAACCAGTTATTTTTTTAACAAGCGAGTCTATTCTGCCATCATACATTCTTGGAGCTACTATAGAATAATTCATTTTAACCTTAGTAAAATCACTTTTAGGTCTCATCATATTTTTAGCCATCTCCCACTTTAACAACTTGCTAGTACCAAGTATCATAGCTCCATCATAAAGACACTCTATTGATCTTAGCATTCTACCATATCCACCTTCTTTATCATTAGGAGGATTAAAAGAATCATCTTTTTGTATAACTTTATCAGCGCCAGTAGCAGTTTCTTTTACTTTATAAACCTCATTCATATAAGTTTTATAATTAAAATATAAAACTTGAATAGTGTTGTTGTCCTCTTTTTCGTGAGTATGTCTAGAATTGTAATTTGACCTACTGTAAGATTTATTTTTCATTATATCTTCCAGCGCAGCTTCATCTAAATGTGGAAATTGTTTTGCTAGCTCATTAACCGGTATGGTTTTTACTTCACCTACGTAATATATATCATCAAAATAAGGTGAGTCAGTATAAGAATAAACTAGGTTTGCTGGGTCAACGTAGTCTATAACAACACCTTCGGATGTAGTGAAAGAAGTTTTAACAGCACCTATGCCTAGAACTGTTAGATCGTAATAAAACTGTTTTTTGATTAACTCATATCTATTGCCATCCATAAGAGTGTTTATAGCTTGCTCTTCCGCTATTTCTATAGACTGTTTATAAGTTAACTGCATGTGAAGTTCTAGCTCTTCATTTGTTTCTGGCAACTCTTCAATCTGACTATCTCTTACGTTTAAATTTAACTCTCTTTTAACAGCTTGATTAAACTCTTTTAATCTCATGTCTTTAAGTATAGACTCCATGTATTCTGTTCTTTTAGAAACACCATGTGGATCTTGAGAATACGCTTTTACATCATAAGTTCTTTCAGCAATACCGTTAACAACTATATCTACAAACTTAGATATAATAGGCACAGGCTTCCAGTCTAAATTAAGATAGGACAAATCACCGTTGATAGATAACTCATCCTTATATTTTTGTATTGACTGTTCGCCCCTAGCGTATAATCTTAAGTTGTGAAAATCGTTTTTATTATTTCTATATCTATTAGAGCTTCTATCGTTGTTAAACCACTCTTGCTCTATTGCTTTACCTACTTTCAAACCATAATCGTAGCTTAGCTTTTCAGCATCGCTAACTGTTTGACTCGGGAAATAACTTCTAATGCCAGACTCTGCCATATTTATTATTTGATTATTTGTGAATTTGTTCCAGTATTACTATACTTAGAAATGTTTATATTTAGTTGTGGTTTTTCAACCTTTGCGTTTGGCGCATATAAATGCCTGTTGTTAGCCATTATAGCTAAACCAGAACTTATAGACGCATCAAACTTTGTTCTTTTGTTTATATCAAACTTACTCCAGTCGTTTAAAAGATCATTAAAATATAAATCTCCAAACGTTCCATCTTGCTTCATACCTACGTGATCTTGTATATACATCTCAATAGCAGCCGCGTGTGCTTGCTTTATATCTTCACTAGAGTTAGGTATACCACCTACTTCTTTTTCTGCTACAGATAATTTATTCCATACTTTATCTGGCCTATTCATACTAAAACCTCTATATCCTCTACGCCTCAGATAATACAAGAGACGAGGTTTATTGTTTTCAGCGAGTATAGGCATCCCGTAAAATACTAAAGCCATTAGAACGTCCTCAAAGAAGATCTCGGCTGTTGGTGGTCTTGATAAGTATTCTAAAAAGAAACTGTTAGCAGGAGCATCTTCCATGCTGAACCTGGTAAGACCGTGTAAAGCTCCTTTAGAGCCTTCGCCGTCCACTGTACCTGATATATCATAACTATCACAACCAAAAGCACCCATATGTTCGTTACCTGGGTATTTAATACCGTTTTTAAGTATTACTCTATTCTGTATTTGTGACGGTGGTGTCCAGCTTACTTTAAACCTACCTTTTGGATCTGGATAAAATATCACTTGTGAATCTTTTATACCGTTAACCCATTGGAAATTACCTTTAGTTACGCCTAATGTTCTAGACATCTCTTCGTTGTAATCTATCTGCTCGTATAATTTAACCAAGTTAAATATACTATTCTTAGTTTCATCTCTGAACGCGTGTTCTGTAGTTCTAGGAAACTGACGGTAAAATTCGTTTAAAGCGTCTTGATCATCTTTTAAACCATCTACTTCGTTTTGCCAGCTATCTATTACGCCTATATCTATTAGTTCACCGTCTGGAGCGAACACGTCGATATCAGGAGTAGTGAAAACTGGAACTCCGTACTCGTCAATAAATCCTTCGTAGTTCCACTCCATTGGGATAAAAAGAGAGTATAGGCCAGA